TTTTAGCAACAAAGTTAAATACAGCTCCAGCATTATTTCTAAATGAACCAGCACCTCTACTATCAGCACCAATATTATTAGAACTATAATTAACTAAAGCTGGAAATCTTTTGTAAGAATTTTGTGCGTAATAAACATTGTTTGCTGTTATAGCACCAGGATTTAAATATTCAGGTTGATCTGGTAGCCATTCGCCAAAAGGTATTTGCATTTAAAGTCCTAAGTATTATTGTTCGTTACTTTTGTATGATCTGAAAAAGGAGCTTCCACTGTTACATCTGTTCTGATTTGTAATGGAGAACCACTAAACTGATCTTCTCTATCATTTCTTTCTAATCTCTCAAGAGCTGTAGCATACATTTGTTGCCATTGTTGAATAAGTCTTGGTTCTACACCACCTAAAAAGTTAGCAGCATGATATAGTGAACCATATAAATAAATTGCAGGATGACTTGTTAAAATAAAATTAGATGTATTTGAATCTGATAAAGGATCAAACTCTTTGTAAAAATTTAATGTGCCTGAGTAACTTGATGAAGGAACAGGTGCAAATCTAAAGTTATCTCCAAGTATAGTATAAACTTCAGGCATACCACTTGTTGATGAACCTTTAATTTGATCCATTTGTGATGGAGTCATAAATGTTAAAGAATGTTTAGTTCCACCTTCTGTAATAAAAAAATCTCTTATTTGTAAAAATCCTGTAGGTAAAGCCACTGTTTCAGCATCAATAGTTATTGATGTTTGTGCTATCATTTTTCTAATTCTTAATTTGGAATTAAAATCTTTTTCTGCAAGAACAATAAAATCTTCTATCTCTGTAGTAAGGTCTGATCTATTTAACCAATTTGCTATTGATGTTTTTAAAGTTGAATAACTATTTAATGCCATTATATTTTTCCTTCTGCTGTTCTAAAATATCTAAACTCACTACTATTAAGTTTTTCTTTTAATATTTTTTTTTGAACTTCTTTTGGTAGTCCAAACCAATTACTATCACCATTGTATTCATTTGCCCATACAGATAATGCTATAGTAGGTATAGATGCTACTCTTTTAAGTTCTCTTGATTTTGAATAACCATCATTATGATTATATAGAGCTTTATTATGTTGAAGGTGTGGATTAATATTTACTTGTTCCTTGATGACAATTTTTTTCTCCATGTCATCTTTAGAGTAAGTAGTTTGTTGCAAACCATCTTTAACAATATCTTTCATCTACCTTGTCCTCTATATTTTTTTCTTCTTGGTATTCTTTTACTTATGTTCTTTGTATGCCTACCAGGTCTTTTTTTCCTAGTTCGTTTTACATAATTAGAAACACCAAAGAGAGGTCTTTTCTTAGCCACTAAGCACTCATTTCAGTAACTGAAACATTACCACTACCAAGAGCAGCCATTTTTTCACCAGGTGATACCTTAAATATCTCAGGTTGATCTGCTGGTAAAAATATATCATTCGCTGTTGCAGTTGGTGATACAGCAAAAACAATATGTAAATCTGCATCAGAAGCTACTCTTACATATTCAGTTTGTGTACCAAACTTAGCCGCAGTTGCAGCAGATGAACCAGATGGTGATACTTTTTGTGTTGTTCCAGGTTTTAATCCATAATTAAAACTCATATTTTTCTCCTATTATTTTTGGGGGAACTTCCGCTAGGCATGAACCCCCAATTTATATTTATCTTCTTATAACAAATGTCACAAGTAATTTTTTAGCACCAGTAGAACCACCATTAGTTAGCATTTCTATTGTGCCATTTTCTTCTACTCTGTTTGCAGCAGTTGGTTCAGCAGTATCTACATCACCAGCAGCAGAGCCAGAGTGAGCTACAGTTATTCCACCACCAGTTACAGCAGTACCACCTATTTCAAAAGTGATTGCTGCGTTACCGCCAGATATAGCACCTTGTAAAGCAGTTATAATTTTAACTATTTTACAGCCATCTGGTACACCAACAAAAGTTGATGAAGCTGTTGAAATATCTTCAATCTCAGCAGTTAAGAAGTAGTCGTTTAATGTTCTCATGTTTTTTCTCCGTTTGTTGTTCCGCCTATAACCTTACTAAGACTTCAACATTGGTTAAGTGATGGGGATGTAGTTTTTAAAGGTTACACCCCCTATCACAATTAAGATTATGATGTTGTTAAATCGTAAACAGCACCACTAGCTTTTTCGTTTCTTGACTCAAGAGTGTACTCAGCTACCATGAATCTTTGGTCTGCATCAGCAGTCTGTGCAGGATTCTGTAAACTGAAATCTCTTAAGAAAGCTACTGCAAAGTAGTCCATCTCTAAGATTAGAGCATCTTGACCTTTTTTAGCAGCAGTTGCGTTAGCACCTCTAATGAATCTATTAGGAGCAACTTGGAGTGTTCCAAAGTCACTTTCATAGACATCAATAGATGTAACTAATCTTCTGTCTTCTGCTTGGTCAAATCTTGTTGAACCGCCTGTAAAGCCAGATAGTTTTTGTTTGTTGAAAGCTCCAACCATAATCATGTTTGGATTTCCACCTTCATCAAAGCAACTTCTTAGAACACCTTTTAATTGGTCTTCTGTGAAAGCTCTTTGAGTTCCATCTGTTCTTGCAGCACCGCCACCAGAACCAGAACCACCAGCACCTGCATCTACGTTAGATGAAATCCAAGTTTGAACTCCTCCTAATTTTCTTGCAGTTGTGGCATTTCCAGCAGTACCAGCTACGTTAGATAAAAGAGCAGTTTCCATATCTCTTTTTAATTCTTTCGCAGATTTTGCTACTTGGTAAGCTAACTCATTATTTCTTCCAGCAGATGTTACAGCATCATTTGTTGCAGATACTTGCACAGCTTTTGTAGAAATCTGAGTGTGGTTAGTTAGTTTAGTTGTTGCTGATAATGTTGGGTATGAGATTGTTGCACCTTCTACCGCAGCATTTGCAGCTACATCAGCCAATGAGTCTGTTTGCCATTGGTGAGATGTGTTAGTTGCTGATGTTTTAGCAACCCCTGACATAAATGGAGTTTCTGTCGGAGCTATTGAATAAATAATATCCGCTAGATCCTCTCTTATGCCGACTGTTTGGTATGTTTGAAATACAGCCATTTTCGTCTCCTTTTTAGGTTAGTTGTTATAAATAACCTTTCAGAAGATCAACAGCATCTTTTGTGTTGCCTGACTTCTTCAAGGTTCTAATTTGAGCCAACCTTGACTTACTATCTTTTTCATCTTTTGTACTTTTAACACCTGGCTTAACAACTTTAGATGGTTTGACAATTTTTTTTGCAAAATTAGTTTTCACTGGTCTTGCAGTATTTAAAAACTTCATTCCATCCATGACCACATCAAACATTCTGCTATCATAAATACCAGAAATCTCTTGATCTGAAAAACCTCTTTGTACAAGATAGTTTCTCATGTTTGTTTTAACTGTAGCTCCTTTTAAAGGATCAGCAATTTCAGGATGCTTAATCGCAACCTTTCTTTGCTCCTCAGTTAATATTTTCTGAAACTCTTGTTCTTGATGTCTTTTTAGTTTCTGTTGAGATTGCTGTAAGCTTTCTCTCCTTCTTCTAATTTTTCTTTCAAGCTTTGCAGCTTCAGTTGGGTCTTCATCATAGAGTTTATCCAACTCTTTTGAGTTTAGTTCGCTGTTGAGTTCAGCATTAAGAGTAGCCGTAAGATTATTTAGATCATCCATCTTAGTTGAATACTCATTTTTCAAACGATCACTTTCAGATTGCAACTGTCTTCTTTCAATCGCAATTTCTTCAGTTTTTCGTCTATAGTCGGCATCTTTTTGATAACCTGCTTTTAATTCCTCAAGGTCAACTTCAATCTTTTCACCATTTACAATAATTTGGTGTAGATCAGTTTCTTGTTCCTCTACAGCATTTGAATCTTCTGATGCTTCTTCTTGCACTGGAGCTTCCTGTTCAGGTTGAGCTTCAGGTTGTTGTTGAACCGCTTGATTATCTTCAGCTTTCGCTTCTGGTTCTTGTTGTTCAACTGGTGCTTCTTCTTTTTGAGGTTTAGAAATTACTCCTTTAGAGTCTAATAAACCTTCAATATGTTTAGCAGCACCTTGTACCGAACTTTTGTTCAGTAACGGATTTGTTTCTGACATATAGTCTCCTATGGTTAAGCTCCCTTGATGGGTTGGCTTATTCTAATCTTTTGACTAGAATTATTTTTCTTGTTGATTTTGGAAATCAGCTAATTGTTTTTCTGCTAATTTTCCTGTTTCAAGAATTTCTTTAAAATGCTGCTCTACTTTTCCTAGAACTTGGTAAGCTAACCATAATTTTTCTCTAGCTTCACCATCTTTTGCTCCAGTTTGTTCAAACAAAGCATTTGAATAAATTTTTTTAAGCTCCTGTATAGAATCTTGAAAAAGTTTATTCTGTAATATCTGTTTCGCCTGAGATGCTCTGCTCAATTCTTGGCTTCTCTTGGCTTTGTCCTTCTGATCCATCTATACCTTGTATCTGCTTACCTAATATATTAGCAGATTTTTGTGCTTCTTCAAGTATCTTACTATTACTTGACACAATCATCTTATCTAATTCAGCATCTGCTTTTAATTTTGTAGTATCTAGTTGTGTACCATATCTTAATGTCATTTCTTTGATTTTAGCTTCAAAATCTAATAGCATTTGTCTTTGTTTTTGCTCTAATTCTTTATACTCTAATTCTAAATCAGCAATTTTTCTCTTGTTCTCAGCATCAATTCTAGTCATTTCTATTTTTTCAATAGGTGGAATTGGTGGAGGAGGTGGAGGAGTTACATATTGTTTACCTAAATCAGGGTTAATAAAGTAACTATCCACTGTTTTAAGTCCTGCGTTCTCTACAATTTTAGATAATGTGTTGTAAATGTTTTTTAAACTTACCATTGGAAACTCTCTTTGTCCTTGTAAGTTAAAAGCTTGTAACTGCTTATCTAAAATATTATTTAAAATTACAATTTGTTGTTCTTTAGTACCTGTACCAAGACCTACTTGTATTGTAACATTAAATCTATTCTTCCATTCTGTAGGCATTACTGGAACATATTGATTATTAAGTTGTATAATTTTTTCTCTATCTTGATACTTAACTGAAAGTTCAAACATTTTTCTAAATAAATCTTTAACACCAGTCTCAGCAAATATTCTTGCAATCAATTCTGCTCTCATTTGAGTTTGATTCATTATTGCAGAAATACCTGTAGCTGTTTTATTTAACGAATCAGAATCTAAACCTTGATTATATTTTGTAACACCTGTTCTTACTTCTCTAACTGTATCTAAGTATTCTAATAATGGAAAAGCTTGTTGTGAAATCGGTTGAGCTTGTATAGGTTGCATTACTTGATTAGGTGCTTGTTTAGTTCTAACTACACCACCAGGTCTTGATGTAAGTAAATCATCCATATTTACCATTCCATCCATAACAGCAACTCTGTTGTTATTAGTTAAATACATATTATCTAATAACTGTCTCATCACAGTTGATTTCATTAATTGAATATCCTCAACTAATTCTGAAACTGATCTGCCATAAAATCTGTGCGGCATTGGAATTGGTGTAACAGAAACAAACGGAATATGATCGCATGGCATATTTTCTAAAATAAATTCTGAAGTATCACCAACAGATAAAATTTTTCTAAGTTCTGCAATACCATCACCATCTGCATCATAACGAACATAGTTTTCATAAACTGTTACAGTTTGTGTGGATTGATTATCAGATGTATTAAATGGAAAGTCCTCTATGTTTTGGTATCTTGCTAATCGTTCTGTATTTAATGTTGATGCGTCTGAAGTTGGAAGACTATCTACATCCTCTTTATCATAACCCATGCTAATTAATTCTGATCTAGTCATTTGAACTCTATGTGCAACAAAGTTTGCATCCTCAAGTTTGATAGCAGTACGATCAATTAAAAATTCTTCTGGTGGAACAGACTCAACTTTTATTTTACCTTCAGTAAGAGTTCTTTTAATTTTACAATCATGTAGTTTTGGTTCTGGTAAATTTATATCTATACCTTGTTGTTCCATTTGAGCTTCAAACTGTTCAGCAGCTTGTTCAGCTAAAGTATCTGGCTTTTCTGTATGATCTATAATTTCTACATTTTCATCAGAAGTTAAATCTTCATAATCTTTGTCTGTTAAATTTTTGTAAGTTTCATATTCTACTTTTTGCGTTTCATCATAGAATACTTTTAAGATTCCATTTTTTTCTAATAACGCATCTTTGAAAAAATTATATAATAATTGGAAGCCATCATTTTCTTTATAAAAAATATGATTTAAATATGCTGTAGCTTGATCGGCTAAGGGTGCATCTTCTGCTTTGACTGGTTCACATACTACAACTTTATCTGATGCAGTAAAAACTCTTAAAAGATTTGGAAGTAAACTTTCAATCGTATCAGCAACATCTGTACTAACAACTTGTGACCTTCCATCAATCTCATTGCCAAGCTTATCACCTTGATAATATTCTAATGATTTTTCTCTTTCAGAAGATAATGTTCCTCCTAAAAAACCTAATGAATTATGTATGTGAGATTGTATTGTATTTTTTAATTCTAAATCTTCTAGTCTTTCAATTTTTTTTGCCATAACTAAACTATATAACTTGTATCAACATGGACTGGTTCTTTCCAGTTTGTTTTTTGTCCACCAATAAATGTGCAGCCATATCTAAATGCGTCTGCTGGATGTGATGCAAAATTGTGTATTGGTCTGTTTTTGAAACACTGATTTTTTTCATCCCATTTTTTTGAGTAAGCTTTTAATGCTTCAACACCCATTGATGTATTTTGTTTGTCAAAGTAACAATTAGGTAAAGCTTTTCTTACTGCTTCAATTCCATCTTCAATAGAAAGTTTTGGTGCAATATCAAATGATATACCTAATTCCAAAGCGATTTCCAACCTTGATTTTCCAAAAGCTCCTAATTCTCTAACTTTTATATCATGCGGAGCTATATGTCTATAATATTTATAAGGTTTGCTGTCCAGCAGGTCTGCATAAAAATCTAATCCTTCACCTGAGTTTTCTTCATAATCAATCACTCTGATTTGATCTCCATGTCTTTGAACAAACCAAATAGCTGTAGAATCTTTTAAACCTAAATCCCACCAAGTTTCTGTATCTAGGTTTTCATCATAAGGTACAGATGTCATTCTTTTTGCGACCTCAAGCTTTTCTATGATAGCTCCATAATATGATCCTGTAATTGCTGCTTGAAACGAACACTCAAACTCCTGGTTATATAAGTCTTCTGACATAGTATTTTTTGCAGACTGTAATTCTTCTTTGTCTAAGATTTCTGTTTGAGATGCTTTGAAAACCCCTGTCCACCAACCTTTTTGTTGCACAGCATCTTTGTGAAGTTTGTAAAAATAATTCTGACCTTTGGGTGTACCTATAAATACACACCATCCTTTCCTGTCGGCTAATGCTGGTCGGATAATTTCTGGAAATAATGTTGGACTAATATTCTGCGTTTCATCCATGACACATCCATCTAAAAAGATACCCCTCAATGCTTGATCGTTCTCAGCACCTAAGATTGTTATTCTTGACCCATTAGGAAAATCACACCTTAGTTCTGATTCATTGAATTTAACAAATGGAATATTCTTGGCAAAATTTTTAATATAATCCCATGCTGTACTTTTACCCTGCTTAAATGTTGGTGAAATAAAAGCATATCTTGGATTCGGCTGCGTATTAGTTAAAGCATCCCTTATCATGTGGTTGATACACATTACAGTTTTGCCAGACCTCCTATGTGCCACAATTACGTTGAATCGGCTTTTAGGAATTTGTGTGTGCAAAAATTTTTGAAGCTTTCTAGGTGAATATGGAATTACGATTTCTGACATTTAAAATAAAACCCCTACCTAGTGAATAGTGTCATTCTCAGGAAAAGGCAAGTTTTCTATGTTGAGTTCTTTACCGATATATTTGGAGAAGTCTTTAGCATCCTCATAGTCTTCAAAACCCTCAAAGTGAACAGAAACAGTATTAGTCATTTCTGAAACAAGTATCACTGCATATATTTTTGGCTTTTCCATAGTCGGTTTCCTCATCTATTTATATATACCTCCTAATAACGTAAGACAACCTGCGTAAAATTTTTAGCGGTGGGGTTGCATTTAAAACCCCCAGCTTTAATTATTGCGATACAATTAGAAAGACTACTGATAGTCATAATTTATAAGAACAATATGCAAGTTGCATAATACATTTTAGGGTTTATCTGCCTACAACTAGTAATTTATTTTAATTCTTATAGGTTGTGCAGGCAACTTTGTGCGAACAGGTTGGAAGATCAACACCAATAAATGTTGTATTACTTTACTTATTTAATAATTACTGTGACTTTTCCCACTTCACTACAAGCGGTGTTTCTGCGTTGAAACTGTGTTTTACTTGCTGTTTATTAGAATATTTAGGCAATAAATGACTTGCCCTCCACTTTGTGAGAGATACAGCTTCTTTAACCAAATGACTGATAGCAAGGTCGCCTTTACCATTTAATTTAAAGTCTGCTATTGCTGTTTCAAGCTGTGATGTAGCTTCGCTTAATAGATAATCAACTCCGTCTTGCTTGGCTTGTTCATATTCTTGTCTCACTTTGGGCTTTTTGTGTAAAAGCTTCCTAAATCCCTCCCATGACAGTGATCTATCTTCTAATGCCTTTTTTATCCCTTTTCCAAGAGCTAATTCAGCAAATAAGCTTTCTAATACTTCTGATGTGAACTTTACTTTATTACTCATAAATATGTTATTGACTAGGTATTGACAATATATGATTTATTTGTTATTAAATACCTATGTTGAATATATACAAAAAACTAACAAAAGAAAGGGTAAAATATGCAACAATCTAATGCTTACAAATATGAAGAAATCAAAGAACACTTTGAAGACTTTATAAAAGATCAAGATAAGGACTGGATAAAAGAAAACTTTGAAGACATACACCACCATGCCTTTAATAATGACTATTATATTATTGGAAGACATCAAGCCAAAAAGTGGTTAGGTGATGAAGTTTTTAATGTAATAGACATAATCAAACAATATGAAATGGATAATTTCGGTGAAGTGAATACTGATTTTAGCGAACCTGAAAAGGTTGTTAATATGTACACTTATATTATTGGTGAAGATGTCGTTAATAATTGGAAGACTTTTGAAGCTAAGGAGGTTGCCTAATGCTTAAAGCTTTCTATTTTGCTCTGTGTTATGTGTTAGCAATGTTTGGGTTACTAGTCATGACACAAATTAACCTTTGGCTAGGTTTATCAATGTTCTTTCTGTTCGTTGTTAAATTTATGCTACAACTACCAACTTATGAGGGGGGAAGATGAAAACAATAATTGAGGGTTTAATATTCTTTGCGTTTATGTACTTCTTGCTTTTCTATGGCTTAGAAATGGCAATGATATTTGAGCAACACATATTAAATACAAGGGGGATATAATGAAATGTTTAGACTGCGGTTGTGATGAGGGAACATTATTAAAGGAGTTTCAAGAACAACCTAACAAAAACTGGTCATGGTATGAGTTATCTGAAATGACTGCTGTTTGTGTTAGCTGTGGTTCTGAAAATATAAAGGAGGAAAATAATGTTTGAAGTATTAATGAATATGCTAGAAGACAGATCATTTCATATACTGCTATTGACAATTATAATATGTAGTTTATATTTTTTATGGAAAGAAGAAAGAAAGGATTATGAAAGATATAAAAAATGGAAAGCTAGTCAAGGTTGGACAGACTGCGAATAGTCAAGTTATTACTGCTCAACAATTTTATTTATTGGAGCAAACAGAAAGGAATATAAATAATATGCTTAGAAAGGGTTCAATCGTTTATCACAAAGGTTTAAAAATTCATGGTTATGTTATCAAGCCACCTACAAGAAACACTAGCGACTGTACTATTGTTGATCTTGAAAAAGAAATGCAAGGTATAAAAGCTAAAATGGTGGTCAAGGAATATGACCTTGAATTACAATGCAATGGGGAGGGATAATGAACAAAGATAAAATAGTTGAAGAACTTAAAGAAATTATTTTTGACTATCAAGACACAATGACAAAAGACGTTGAGCAATCAATAAAGAATTTGATCAGTCAAATTGAAATGAAAGAAGTAAAGGAGGGAAAATGAGGAAAAGCAAAAAGCAAAAAGAACAAGACCTAATGAAACTTCATACTTTAGTTATGAAAAAACTAGATGAAGCTATGATGTCCGTTGAAGCAAGTAAGCAATGGAAGAAAGTTAAAGCTGATTATGGTTTTACTATGGTTATGAGTTGGGTCGTTGAGCAGTGTCTTTATAGGTGGCTAGATGAAGCTTGTATTCATACTGTCAAAGATGAATTGAATAATAAGCTACAATCAATCACTACACATAAAGTTATTCAAGCAAAAGCTGATAGAGAAGAAGCTACACTAAATTAATTGGAGGTAGGCAGGGGGAAAAAGAAAGGGTAAGATTCCCCCTGTCCTGACTATCTTTGAGAAGATAGTTAAATACCTAGATATTGTGTTTAAACATTTTTATTATACTTGATCTTGATCTTATCTGCAATTTCTTTTTCAAAGCTAGGATTTTTTTCAACAGCTTCCCAATATTCTTTGACAATTCTGTCAATTTCCTGCTCACTTATTTTAATACTATCAAGATATTTCAATAAACTTGGCAGGGGGGGTAACTTCGGTAATTGCTTCTTGTTTCTATTGATTGCTTGAACATATCGGAAGTCAAAAGACTTCCTAGTCTTGTTAATAATATTGTGTATTAACTTTTTATTAGCCATATTCTAACTAGTATATATTTATATTATATCTTTATATCAGGTGTAATTTTTATACCTATCTAGGTGCAAAAGTTTCACCCTCACTGCTAGACCTTTCTAGCTTGTTTCAACAAGATGACCCCCTCATTTTCAGCTTGTTTTAACTTTCTTTGTTCGTACAAAATCTTTTGTTGCTTACTCATCTTGCTTCTTAATCGTAGGTTGTGCAAAAGGATTGATTGAAAGTTATCTTGTCCCCTGAATATGAACCTATTCGTATTACCTTTGCCTCTATTTTGCCATGTTATATATCCAAGCAACTGCAATCTGTCCAAATGCTTAACAAGGGTCTTAGAGCTTTTTAAACGCAATCTTTTTTTAAGGTACAGATGGCTAGGGGTACACCCTTTAGGAGCTGTCCTGAGCCGTCTGAGGAGCAATAAAAGGCATTTCTGTGTTGGGGTAAGAACCTGATCATCTATAAGCTCATGCTCAACTTTTAAAAATGGTTTACTTTTGTTCATATTGGGTCATCTCATCAAATATAACTGTTGTATTAAAACTAAAAGATATTCTCTCAGCATTATCATCATCACTAGCAAAAGGATAGACGATATGTTTCATATTTGCAGGAAATAAATAATAATCGCCCAAAATGGGTTGAACCAAATAATTAGCATTATTAAATATATTCTCAGACCCCTCACAAAACTCAATCCAACCACCAACCTGATGATGTTCTTTAGAATGATTATAAGGTATCATTTTAGGTATCTTCAAATATCCAACACAAGATAAATCAGGGTTCAATGCTTTGTTAGAAAAATGGGTGTGTGTATGTAATGGATTATAGTCGTTTGGTTTCTGTGTGTTTGTCCATGCACTTTGAATAACGCACTTTGCCATTTTATTATTTTTATAATGTGCTTCCACATAGTGTCTAATAATATGATCAAAATATTTTTGTTTCCATCTTAACATAATATCTGGACTGATTAATAATTCTTTATAAACTTGTCCTGCAAGTCTATGACCATAAGCATATTGCTTTGCCTTTTCTGGGTTCTGTCTTATGTCGTAAAGGTCTTTCAAAAAATCATCTATTAATTCTTTTGGCATTGTAGATTTAGCAATCGTTGATCCAAATGGTTTTAATAATTTACATTCTATTTTATCTTTCATTTTTAAACTCCGTTATTGGTTTTAGATTTTCAATGGGTACAGACCAAACATAAGGTCTAGTGTTAATTCCAAAGTTAGTCCAAGTTCCTTTCTTTCTTATATCCTTTGCAGAAATGTAGCCAAAAAATGTATATATTGGTGTTTCATCACCTACTAAAAAATAATAATCACTTTCTTTATACCCTTGTCTTATGATAAGATTATTGGTTTTTTTTGTCATAAGTTGCGATCTCACTTGTATGCTCTTTCCGTCAATATGTAAATCAGAACCTTTAAAATTATTAACTGAGTGTGGAAAGTAGCTGTCCATTTTTTTAGCAAGAGCTTGTTCGCAAATAGAACCTGAAACAGTCATACCCCATTGCTTATAAATATCAAAGTTAGCACCATGACCCCAATTAATTTGTTGTCTCATGCTTTCTGTCTGTCGCAAAAGTCCAGTGATAGCAGAAGATAATATTTCTTCCCACTTTAATTCAATCGTTGGATAGTCCATATATAGTGCAACCTTTACTTGTTTATACAATATCTTGTATATAACTATAACCTTTCTCAAAGTAATTGTAAATAGACACTTGACATTAGTATTTAATTAGTAAATAAGCTGTCTATGGCAGAAAGGTTTATAGATGAAGCTTGGATCAAAGGGGATTTCAAGAAAGCAACCATATCAGCAAGTCAATCAGCACTTACAGATAGTATATGGTTTATAAAATATCCTTTTGCACTGTACAAAAAATTTAAACCACAAAAACCTAGTATTAGTTTTCATGCAGGTAAAAAAGTACATGGATATTTTCAAGAAATAATACAAAAGAAAATGGATATAAAAGATGTCCAAGAAGATTTTAATAGAAGTTTAATAGAAATTGATTTAAGTCCTAAAGAAAAAGCTAAAGCAAACTTTATAAAAGAAAAAATAACTCAATATGTTACTAATCATATTAATGCTCTTATAGAAATATCTGATAACGCACATTTAGATAAGTGGAACTGCGAACTATTTTTTAGTGAGTGGTATGATGAAAAGTATTTTGGCAAACAATTAGGTATAGAAACAGAATTGTATGTGGACTGTGCGTCAGAATTTTTACAAAAATTATCTGAGCATAAAAATAGGTTTGGTTCAGTTTATAAATACAAAGATAAGAAAGGCAATGAGACTTGGAAATGGAGAAAGTCACAAAAAATAAAAAATCCACAATTTACTCACTGCATACAAACAGCAGTGTATTCAAAATCACTACCTAATTACAAACCATATTTAGTTTATGTAGATGAAGAAAACTACACCATATTTAATCAAGATAATTGTTATGAGTTAAGTCCAGCAGGATTAAAATATTTCTTTAATAAATATATTCAGATCAACGTAAGAAGACAAGAAATGTTAAGAATGGCAGATGGAAATATAAAAAAGTTAGCCATGATGGTTGGGATTGATTGGTCTGAAATAAGAAATAGAGAAAACAATCCTATACTTAACACTATACAAGATGAAGACATACAAAAACTGGAGGAGTTTTATGATAGTCTGTGATGGTATATCACCAGAAGATATAAAAAGAATTATAAACAGTAAAATCCTTGAAGAAATGATTAAGGATAAAGCAAAGCAAGTTTATGATGAAGAAAAGAAAAAAGAACAAGAAGAAATCATTGGTAATGCAAAAGGAAAGGAAGGAACAATATGAAAAGTTTACAGGAAAAATTTAAAAATATGTTGGTTGATTTAGAAAAAGAAAAACCAGTGCCACAAAAAGGAAAAAAATATTATACAGTAGCATCAAGACATAAGGTCTTTATTAAACATAGTAAAGATGACAGACCAATTATTAACACAGATATAATACCTGAATTATGTGATGACAAAAGAGTTGCTGTTAAATGTACTATTGATTGTGATGCAGGAAAATACACAGGTCTAGCAATGGAAGAATTTAGTTTTGGCTACGTTAATAAAACAAGTGCATTAGAAAATGCTGAGACCTCAGCTTTAGGTAGGGCTTTAGCTTCTTTTGGTTTACATGGTAGTGAATTTTGTAGTGCTGATGAATTAACTCATGCAATACTAAACAAAGATAATAAGAAAGATGAAGATAAAGATGAAGATGAATTATACAAAGCAACAGCAAAAGATGCAGTAAAAGATAAAAAAGAAATTTCTTTGGAAAACAGAATAGCAGCTATTGAAGCTCATTTTGAACCTGAGAAACCTGATTTAACTACTATTAAAAATTTAATAGTTAAACTTAAATCAGATAAAAAACGCAACTACCCTGATTTTGTCAAAACAGAATATGGCAAAAGACTTGTAGCTTGTGAAAATAAACTAGTAAAACTCAAAACAAATAGGAGATAAATATGGGTGACTTTGTACTTAAAGAAGGTACTGGATATTTAAACAGGGATAATGAAAACCCTGATAAATTCTGGGGTTCGTTTAAAGTAGATAGAGACTACAAACAAGGCGAACAAATTAACTTAACAGAATACATCAATCGTAAAGATGATGGTAAAGAGGTTCATAAATTACAAGTTAGAAAACCAAAAGTATAACTTGTAGTAGGGGTGCTGGGTCATTTTTTCCTCCCTATTCGAATCGGTAAAAAAAATCAGCACCCTTTCTTATGAAAACTTTTTTCTTGTATTTGTTCTTCGCAACATCTGCAACAAGCTATGACTTTTACAAAATAAAAGTAAAAGACTTTACGACTTGTCAGGAAGCTTTAGAAACACATACAAGCATAACTTACGATCATGGGGTTATGTATAAAGGTAAAAGAATATTTATGTATTACTGTAAAACAAAGGATGGACAATGGGCAAAGACGATAATGTAAAATGGATAGATATTGGTGAAAAGATGACCAAAAATTTATTAAAGAATAAACAAAAAGAATATGGAGATTTTGATAGCAACGCACATATTGTTGCACAATTTATTAAGTCAGTTTTAGAAGCAGTAAACAAGCAAAAGTTGAAAGTACCTATAACGATTGTTGCTCAACTTATGATTGTTTTAAAATTAACAAGAACTGTTAATGATGGTGAGAAAGAAATCATGTACAAGGAAGACACCCATCAAGATATTTCTGGTTATAATGAGCTTTTAAAGTATCAAATGCAACAATTAGAAAGAAACAACAATGGGAAATAAAGTATTTTATAGTCCAAAAATCAAACAAATTATTGATTTTATGATAGAATACCATAAAAAGGAACAAGCTTATCCTAGACTAATTGAAATTGGAGAAGCTTTAAATTTATCTAAACAAAGGATTGGTATTCTCATGAAAAATGCTGTTAAGCTTGGTTTGGTCAAAGAGATGGATGTGTTTATGAGAAAGTATCATTTGACAAAATCAATTAAAAATAGTAAATTTAAAGTCAATAATTACTATGAGTTGTAAGAAAGAAAGTACTTATGAGGTTGTGGTAGTTGTTGAAGAAAAGTTTAGCAGTGTACAAAATGCTGCTGATAACAAAGACGCAATAGGAGAACCTGTTGCTAGAATTGTTAGTAAGAGGTTCTTGAAGTCTAACATTAAGTTGGAGGATAAAGATGGACTACGATCCAAAGAAGATAAGGGAAGCTCAGGAAAGACTGGATAGAGCAGTTAGGGTAATGCAGAAAGCTAAAGCTCTTGTTCAGAAAAAGAAAAACCAGATTGCTGTAATTAGTAATCAAATTTTATCTGAGCAAAATAAACAAATTAGAATTTCAAGCTAGAAAGAAATTCTAAAAGTAAAAAGGCGAACTAGAAGAAAGGAGACCTATCGCTATGGCAAAAGCACAAGTAGAAAAGGAAGTTGTCGTTAATCAACACATTGGTAAAAGAATAAGAAAAAGAAGGATTGAGTTAGGAATAACTCAAACTGATCTTGGAAATCATTTACCTACAAGCTTCCAACAAATCCAAAAATATGAGAAAGGAACTAATGGAGTATCATCAGCTAAATTAATTTATTTAGCTCATGCTTTACAAGTTCCCATAACATATTTCTTTGAAGGGTTTGATATTATAAAAGGTGTAAGTAATTTTACTTACAAAGATAATCCACCAGAACTGCATAGAGGTAATCAGATAAAAAATGCAAAGTATTATCCTGATCCACAAGCAGTTGATGATCAAGTGATTATAGAAAAACTACAAAAAATAATTTAATTAATGGGAGTTAGGGGTGTCTTAAGAACAAAGTACATCCCTAACTCAAGGTATGCACTTATAATATATTAGTTTTCTTTTTTAGATTCAATCTCTAATTGTCTATTCTCATCATCCTTTTTCATACATAAATAATGAGCAGGTTCTTTGGTAGCAAAGATTACAAAAGGTTCATCAGAAACAATCATCTTGTTACAATACTTACAAAGACCGACATCTCTTATGATCCTTGTATTTTTCTTCCAAGTCTTTTTAGGTTTTCGCATAGTTTGGTCTTTTACCTTTTCTTGATCTTCTTTCTGCTTTCTTTTTTCTTCTAACTGCGGCAGCTCTTTGACTAGCTGACATTGATCTTACTTTTGCTATGGGTAAACATTTAGGATAGTTTCTTCTTTTCTCACCTTTACTTCTACCGCATGGTGGATATGAACCATCTTTTCTTTTATTGGCAATATCAACCCATTTTTCAGATGTCCACTTTCTTAAGCTCATCTTCTTTTCTTAGTTTTCTTTCTGCCAACTTTACCTTTACAATATTTACTAGCCCACATATTTGCGTATGCACTAGGATATACTTTAAACTTTTTCTTGGCGGCAGCTTTACCTGCTGGACATAACTTAGCCATGTCTTTTCTGTACTGTGAACTTAGCCATCTTTACAGCTCCTTTGTGTGGTTTGTATGCACCTTTCATAAGTTTATATGAACTACCTTTTTTCATCCAATGATAACCAGATGGTGCTTTTACTGTTTTCTTCATACTTTTTTCTTTCTTTTTTTCTTAAGCATAGCAAAGTCTGCACCAGTTATTTTATCAAATGGTGCTGCCATTCTTGCTATCTTCATTTGTTTTTTACTATACTTTTTATTTTTACCTTTTGGCATATTATCTCCTTTGTTATTCCCTCCAACAACCCAGCTTAATCAGTAAGCTACACCTAATATTTCTTCTTCTTTTTGTTTTTTTTCTTTTTATTTTTCTTCTTCATTTTTTTATTGTACATATTTTCTCCTTTATATTACCAGTTTTTACAGCTCCAGTACCTAGCACTGAACTTATCTTTAGCAGTAGCACATCTATGTCTAGCTCTAAAGCTTTTTCTTCTTGCAGGGATATTCTTTTTTATAGTCATATTAGCATCCCCAAACCTAATAATCTTTTCTTTACCACCTTTACAAGCTTTAACAACAAACTTTTTTCCTCCAGATATTTGTCTTTTGGGTTTGTTGCATTTCATCTTTGACTTGTCTATCGCCATTCAATATATCCTTCACCTTTATTTTTTATCAAAGATTGCTTTCTGTTTCCAGATTTTTTGTAAGACACATGAATCCATCCAGAATCAGGAACACCAGAAATATAGTATTCACTTATGAGTTGATCAAAGTCAAAGTTGTTTTTTATGTGTGCCGCAACTTCTCTATTGTCAAAACCTGCTATTTCAAAGTCACAAGCTTCTCCTTTGCAATGTTGAGATTGCCTTGAAGATTTAATCGCTTCTGAAAGTTCTGGACTACGGAATCCAGATGTTATTGTTATGGGTCTGGACTCATAATATTCTCTTAATGGTTCTAATATGTTCTCACATATCGCCTTAAGGTTTTCTATCTGTTCCTCATTGGGGGTATTATCTATCCCCATTCTTGATGCTGTTGATGATTTAGTCATTTCTTCAAGACTAAAGTGTTTTGATAATTGTGTCATGCCATTCTCCTATCTGGGTTATCATCATAATAACATTTAAATTTTATTACGATTTCGTTTTTATTGATTTCTTCTCTACCTATTTCTTCTGTTTTATTTTTAGCTTCTTCATATCCTGCTATTAAACAATCGTAGAAAGTATCATGGTAATCAAGGAGGTGTGGTTTCATACATTCTCCAGCAATTTGACTACACATAATCATAATTAAAGCTACCTTCATGGATGTTCCAATAATTGTTTATTTGTTTGTTTCATATCTTTTAATTTATTTTCTAGTTCTTTAATCTTTTTATTTGCTTGTTCTAAATCTTCATTTGCATTCTCTAGCTTTTGTAAACATCTTTTGTTAGCTGAATCTTTAGTCTTACAAGCATCTTGTAAGTCAGCATTTTCTTCTCTAAGAAGTCTAACTTGATCTTTATACTCAACTATTATCTCTTTACTTGTGTCAGACATAAGCTTTGATTATTCAGATATTCCCATTATCCATAGCATAATAAAAATATAACAGATAACCTCCATTATTTTTTCTTAAATGTAGAAACACCTTTTATACCAAGTATTGTACTAAAAGCTCCAACGACAAGAGCTTGATAAAACATTGGTAAGTTAGAAAATTTATCAAAGAAAATATCTATCTTTGCCTGTATGTCAGGGTCGTCACTAAATACAGACCAAGCCAAAAGTAGTAGAGGAATTGATATAAGGATAAGGCAAAATTCATCCTTTAAATCTCCTCTATGAGAATCAATAACTGCTTTTTTATATTCAACTTCACCATTAGCCATTTTCTCAGCTAACTTTAATTCAGCAACTGACTCTAATTCTTTTGTTTTTCTTCTATTGGCAGCAATAGACATACCTGTTTTAATGATGCCTGGTACTAATTTAGCTGCAATATTCATCCACATAATTACTTATAAAAGTCTTTGAACAACCAGTCCATATATTTTTTCCACAATTTTTTAAGGTATTTCATGGGTTTCTCCTTGTTAGGTACATGAATAACAGTAGTTTTTAACAGTGTTTGATTCATGGGTGGGTTGGGTTGTGAAGGTGATGGTCTAAATCCTGTGTTCATTTTTTACCTCTTTTTTTGTAAAGTAAATGAACTCTTTTGTGCCAACACCAAGAGCTTATTCTTGAACTTATTTTTTCTATAATTCTATATATAAAATCCATTATTAATCCTTTGCAATCCTAATTATCTTACCATCTTTTACTTCTGCATTTACTCTACTACAGATATAACTTACTCTTGCACCACTATTTCTAGTTGCAATTCTTTTTTTTTCTAAGCATTTACTTATAGTTGGCATAAGTGTGTGTTCTTTAAGAACAGCAGGTTCACCTAAAAACATTAATAAAGCAATTACTTTAGTCATAAAACTTTACCTTTATTTCTTCCTTCTTTAACTACATATTTTTGTGTGCCATTTGCACCTATCTCAACTTCTTGTCTTAACATCTTAAACATATTCATTTGTTTAACATCTTCCCATCTTTGTTGAGTATATTTAATTACTTTTTTTTGTATTCTATTCATTAGTGATTACCATTTATTTTCTTTTGCAACATATCTACTTGTTCTTTTATGTGATCTATGTTTACTTTGTTATATCTACTAGCTTCTATTTCTTTTTCTATGCTTTCTATTTGAGTAGCAAGGTGTTCAATAAGCATATACATTTCTAAATTTTTAGGTTCTTGCTCTGCTTTTTTTAGAAGATCAGCTTGAAATAATGTATCTGCTGTTTCTAATTTATTTAATCTTTCCTCAACACCAAAGTAAGCCCAAACACCAAGAGCTACTGCACCTATAATTGCTACCAAATTTCTTATGGGTAAAGATATATTTGTGTTATCGTTAATCTTCATAATCTACCATCAAAAGTCTTATACCTAATCTTTTTTGTTCCTTAGTTGTTGTTCTATGTATTTTATAAGAACCTTTAGGTTTATTCTTTAATATCTTACCTTTAGCTCTTTTACGATATGTAATTGTCTTAATATCCAAAAGCTGTATTTTACCATTTTTATCTACAATCACAATATCAAAAGGACAAGCAGGATCGCAACTTTTTGCTACATAATAACCAGCTTTAGTAAGCTTTGCTATAGCATCATATTCGCCAACAGTTCCTTTGATTGATGATTTCTTGCCTTTTAAGACAGAAGATTTACGACTAAGTTTATTAGACCACTTAGACTTATTGTTACAGCTACCCATAGAAGTTTATAAATTGTACCTACTTTTGAATCAAGGTGTGCAAGATGATTGTCTCTAATATTAGTTATTTTCTCATGGATAACTTTTAACTCACCTTGAATTTTAATTATTTCTTCTGAATTTTTTTGTGATTGTGATTTCATTTTTTACCGCCAAATTCTTTTATCATAGTGTCAAGATATTCTTTACCTAAATAACTATCAAGAAGTCTTCTCTCATCTTTTGATAATTTTTCTATTTCATATCTCATCAAGTAAGGAGCTAAATCAGTGTCTCTTTTTATTGTTTGAGAAGCATCTTTTTTAATATCTGCTAAAGCTTTTTTTAAAACAATAACTTTGGTTTCTTCATTTAATCCTTGATAGTAAGGAGAATCAACAAGAACAGAAATACCTATAGCAATTTTAGGTGCTATTATTTTTTTTAATGCTTGATCTAATTCAGGTATTCTTGTGCTTTTAAAAATTTCACTTCTTGTAAACTGCAATCTATCAAATTCTTTTTCAGCAGAATTTTTTGGAGCTTGAAATGTAAGTCCAGTAAACTGTCTAACACCAGGTGATTCCCTTCTAAGTATTCTTGGAACTGGTATGCCTTGTTCGTTGTATTCAATGGATGTTGAAGATGTTAATGGAGGATAATCATTGGGAACTGGTATTCTTTTTTTAAACTCACCAATAAAAGGGTCTTTAGATATATCTTTTACAATAGTCATTTCTGGAAAAAATGAACCAGCTATATCTGTCCATGTTTGTAAAGGAACAGCAAAACCTGATAATAATTTTCCAAGAAATTTTTCTATTTCTTCACCAGTTTTATATTTTGGATTTTCTCCTGAAACTGCATCAATAATTCTATCTACTAAATATAAACCAGTACCAGCTCTTACACCAAAAAATGCAGCAGCAAAATCTTTTAAACCTATATTTCTTAATGTTCCATCTTGTTTTCTTTTTATTAAGTCTCCTACAAATAGATAAGAAGCAAATGGGTTTAATGCTCTTGTATCAATAGTTCTATTACCAACATTAAATTCATACCATTTTTCTCCTGCATAAGGTTGACTTCTCATCCAATAAGCAAGACTTAACATTCCTGTTCCTAAAATCATTCTACTTATTTTAGATGTGTCTCCTGCTTTTAAAGCTAATCTTTCACCTTTGCTTAAAAAATTTAATATTCCTAATGGACTAAAATCTATGTGAAATTTAACTGAGTTCATTAAAAATCTTGGAAAAGGAAGAAGTAAAGAACCAGTGAAAGGAATTTTATTTACAAAATTTATAAAAGCATTAGCAAAACTTTCATAACCTCCTCCATATTTATCAAAATTTTTAGCAAATGTTACTTCAAGAGCATCATCTACAGCACCTGCTATATCTTCTTTTCTGATGGTTAATGTTTTGTTGTTTTGAATTATTTGTCTTAAATCTTTTCCTTTATAAAATTGTTTATTTGATGCAATTCTTTCAGCAAGTGAGGATTGAAACACAGCTCTCCTTGTGATAAATTCCTGACCTTTGTTTACAATATTTAATAACTGAACTCCTGCTTCTACTTTGTCTAAAGCAGAACCTTTTAAAGCTTCTTTAGTTCCTCTTGCTACAACGTCATTACTAAATCTTAAAAACAATCTATCTTGTTCTTTAGGAAATGCAGCTAAAATAGTATCAGTTTCTTTTTTAACTTGTTTAAATACTGAGGGTTTAAACTGTTTAAAAATATTACCCATACCTTTAAGAGCTTCTAAGGGATCAGCAAATTGAGTTATTTTTAAATTTGGATTAATTTTTTTTGCTAAATTTTGCATACCAGAATCAAGACCTTTTTGCATTACATTTAGACCACCTCTAGTTACTTGTGATTCAAAGTTTCTTACAGCAGTTGCTAATTGTGTTACCATAAGACCTCTACGAATATTATCTAATCTTCTAAAAAAACCTGCTTGAGTATCAAGTAAATCACTTTGCTCTAATAAAGCTTTTCTAAATTCTTTATCTGCACCTGGAACTTTTGCTAGTTTATTAAGTTGTCTTTGTATTACAGATAAAGATTGAAGTGTACGACCAGCATCAGAAGCATTATAAGAAAAAAATTTAGCAAAGTCTTTATCTGTTACTTTATATTTTTTTAATATTTCTAAAAATTTATCATCACTTACTCTGCCTGTATAAATTAAATCTGCTATTTGTTCGTTAATTTTTAGATTAGGATTTCTTACAACTTTACCTGCTTTTAAAATTTCTAATGATGCTTTTTCAACTGGTTCAGTTACAGATTTTTTAAGTGATGGTTTTGATATGGCAGACGGAACATCTACACCTTCCAATGTTCTTTTTGTTCCTAGTTTATCTTTTATGCTTTTTGTTTGTTTGTATTGTTCTTTAGCGATATTATCTATTTCTTTTAATTTATTTTTTGATTGATTAATTCTATCTTGATTTTCTTTTGAAAAAGGTTTGATGTTATCTAAAATTGTTTGTTCATTTAATTTAGCACCAGCATCTATTTTAACATTATCAGCTCCCCTTGTTATATATCCTAAAACTTCAAATGGAATACCTATGATGCCACCTTCAGCAAACATTTTTGCTCTAGCAACATCTTCACTGTCTGTGCCTACAGCTTTTAAATAATTAGTTAATGGATTTCTAAATGTTGGAGATGACTCTACTAAATTTGATAATCTCTTTTCATAAGGAGAAAAAGCAACTTGCTCTGCCAAGCCACCTTTACTTAAAACTTGTATTGATCTTAAAACTTTGTTTTTAAATTTTGGAATTTTAAGTAAGTTACCTGCTTTATCTATACCTTTGAATCCTACAGCAAAACCTAAAAGGTCTCTTGAGAAACGACCACCAAAATAATCAGGTTCTTCTACTGTAGGTAATTTAAGATCAACAATATTTTCTTCTACATTAGGTAATTTTTTTGCAACATAATTTGTAAAATCAATCGCACCTTGACTTAAATCTCTTAAAGCACCACCATAAGTTTTTTTTATAACTTGATCTTTAAAATCTTCCCATCTTGAATATTTAAATTCTTCTTGAACTTTTTTGTAATCATCACCACCATCAATAACAGAACCCTTTAAAACATCTGTGGTTTCTTCTTTCTTATCTTCAGAAAATAAACTTTTTAAAGATACACCTTTTTCTTCTTTATCTTCAGAAAACAAACTATTTAGAGATACTCCCTTTTCTTTTTTTTTCTCAGGAAATAGTTCTTCTAATGTAGCCATTTTTCATTATTTTGGAGCTGGTACAGGAATCATATTCTGTCCATCCCATCTATAAAATTTATCTTTAATTTGATATAGCTGATTTGATTTAAGAAGTTTTTCATCAGGCATTGAATCTAATACTACTGCTGTATTTTGTGATTCTATACCTGCTTGTATAAGTTCATCAATAGCACTTGTATTGCCTTCTATTTTATTTTTGTAAAGAGATTTTTCTGCTTTAGATAAAGCATCATAAGCTCTATCAAAATCTTCACCAGTTTTACCTTTCATTTTATTATAAACTGCTAAAACTTCTCTGCTTAAAGTAGGTTTTTCTAATTTTGTTTTTAATTTAGTTTGTATGTAAAGTTCTGGAGCAATTTCAAATATTTCTTTATCTTCAGCAGGAACTTTGTCTGCGTATTCTGCTATTAATTTTCTTTTCTTTTGTGCTTTTCCTAATCTTGCAGCAGTTTCAGAAAACTTCATACCTTCCATAACAGAATCACCAATAGCCATACCTGCTGTTTGTCCTCTTTGACCTCTTGAAAATAATGAAGCACCAATACCTACAAATGGATTTGAAGCCATAGTATATAAACCTTGTGTATCAGGTTGTTCAAATGTGTTTAATAATCCACCACCCATTTCTCCACCAAAACCAATAAGACCTTTTGTTCCTTCAGTCGTCATACCATCTGATGTTCCTGATGGTGACTGTCCGTACATATATTTTCTGTAAATATCTATTAATGCCATTATATTAATCCTTGTTTTCTTGCTTCTGTAAATATTCCATAAGATGGACTTACATTAGGAGCAGATACAGTTAAATTTATATTTTGTTTAGCTGTATCATATCTGTTTAATATATCAGACCCTGCTTGTCCAACATTACCAAAAAATGTTTGAAACACAGATGTTGGTAATGATTCACCACTAATCAATCCTGGTAATACTGGTATTGCTTGATTAATAGCATCACTATCTAAAGTCTGTCCTTTAAGATAATCTTCTGTTGTTAAAATTCCACCTGTCTGTGCATAGTCTGGTGATAATCTTCTACCATCATATCCTAAAGTTTTTAATGCTTGATCGTTTTTAAAAGCATCTTGTGCAGACTTTAACACAAGTCCAGTCAAAGAGAAACCAGATTTTGCAAATGTTTGTAAAGGTTGATCTCTAAATGTGTCAACATAAGTAGCTGCATCTGCATCTATTTTGTCTGTATATTGGTTATAAAAAGCATCTTCTTTTATATTATCTAATGTTGCTTCTAAATTTTCTTGAATATAAGATTTTGCTTCTCTATCAACATTAGGTTTACCGCTATCGTACTTTGAGTTTGCTATACCTTGAAGTTGATTAAGCATATCAACTTTAGCTTTATCAGATATAGTTGAATCTAATAAATATCCTTTAATGTTTGCTGTGTTATATTCTTGACCAGATACAACACCTTCACCTCTAGTTTCAACACCTGTAAATTTACCTGTGCCTTGTTCAAAAGTTGGAACAGCAACAGCACTTACATTTTGATAAGCTTGTGTTTCGTAATCTTTTAAATTTTGAGTTTCTCTTGTTAAAGCAGCAGCATCAGATTCTCTTGAAGCCGCAGCACTTTCCATAATTTCATTGTAAGCTTCTATGTCGCCACCAGCTCCACCTTCAGCTACAGAATAATCCATGATAGATTCTGTTGCTAGACCTGCTTCTACATCTGCTGTTGATCTATCTGAACTGCTAGAACCTGAATCAGAACCTGAACCTGAACTCATTTTAGCTCCTTATAATATGATTGCTATGACAAAAAGAATGAATAATCCAATCAAAAACTTTGAAGGGTGTTTTTGAATGTAAACATCAAAATCGTAATAAATTTTTTTTAATTTTTCCATTATAATAATCCTCCTAATACTCCACCTAGTCCACCAAGTATTGCACCAGATGTACCGCCTAAACCATAACCGATAGCAGCACCACCTAAACCTGTTGTAAATGGATTGGGTGTGAATTGTTGTTGAGTTGCTGTTGTTGGAAAACCTGAAGCTATAGGTGAAACAATACCAGCATACTGTTGTAAGTTTTGTAATGGAGCTAATTGAGCTTGTCTTGTTAACTGTTCAAGTTGTTGTCCTGTTTGAACTAATGATGGTGTTTCTCTAGCAACTTGTAATTGTCTTCCTCTTTCAGCTTCTGCTGCTTGAAAAGCAAAAGGTAAAGCTTGTTGTGCAACCTGTGTTGCTACTTGTTGTTGAGACATAGGACTTCCAGGTGTTCTTCCAGCTCCTGAAAATTGTTGTGCAACTGATGTATAAACATCACCAGCAGCTCTTTGTATTAATGGATTTAAATATGGATTTGCATAAGCACCAGCTAATGTAGAAGCTAACTGTTGTTGTGCAGCAGTTCCTAATGTTTCTTGTCCAGCAAGACCTGTTAATGTTTGTTGTGTTGGAGCTACATATTCACCAACTCCTGATCCGTAAATTTGACCTGCTTCTGAAATAATTTGATTTAATGCTGGTTGTGCTGATGCATAAGGTTGAACTGATTGTGTTCCTGTACCTGCACCTGCTGATGATCCTCCTCCGCCAAAACTCATTTTTTCTCCTCTTGTTTTATTTTCTTTTCTAATACAACATGAGTTCTTTGATACCCATAATTGTTTAAAACTTTTTGCCAACCTGGTCTAGCAATCAACTCCATCATTTGACATTCTTCATCTTTTGCAAACTTCTCAATGTCTTTGACTAAGTATTGCCACTTGTGTCTTTGTTTGCCAGTCATAATATAGATATGACAAACTTTACCTAATTTTCTTTTTATAAGTTCAGTAACCACAACACCAAAATATTTTTCTACTGGTTTTGGTTTTGACTTATCCCACAAAACCCAAATTTGAAATTTACCATCCTTCGCAGTCTGTAAAACAAATTCTGAATCAGTGAGTTGACTTGAATAATGTAAGGCATCTCTAATATCTTTTTCAACTAAACCCCACATCTTATCAAGTTCTTTGATAGGTATTCTTACTAATTCCATAAATACACTAATAAAATAGCATTGTTAAGCACTTTTTTCATCAAATATTTCTAAGTAACTAACAATACCTGCTATATTATTAGCAGATGAAGCTTTCAATTTTAGAGTATCACCAGATTCTAAAACCATTGTTCCTTTAACTAAGTTATCTACTGTCTTTGAACCAAGTTGAATGTGAGCTACTTCATG